AGAAGTTGTCCTGTGTCACTGTATGCAGCCCAGCGGTAATCTTCCTTTTCTATTAGTTTCACCGCTCAATTTTGATACACACAACCTTGGAATTAGTATTTGTGACTAAAACTTTAGCCTTTTTTTGGGCTTCTTTACAGATCTCCTCACTTGAGTAGCTGCCTACATGATAATGATCGAAGGTTCCGCTAACCAACTGTAGCCATAATAGTACCCACATCTAGAAACAATCCTTATTGTGCATGAGAATTACCACCTACCTTGCATTTTTCCCCAGATATAGAAGAATAAGAACAATAACCCCCCACTAACAGCAAATATTACAGCACCTATAGCAAAATTAATCATAGCATCTACTTGGGCTTGCTTCCTGTACAGCTCATCTTTGCGTCTTTTACGCATACTAGCCTCTATTTGCAGTACTTCATCCCATGCAGACTTGCCATAGTGCCATGTGATGTGTTCTTTTATCTCAGAACGCATCTGTTCCATTTTCTTTTTATTCGCAAATATCTCCAAGGCAGTCTCTTCATCAGATCCCTTGAATGTTTTCTTCCAGAACGGAGGATTCTTCTCTCGTTCTTCTATGTTTGTGAAATCTGAGAAGGCTTTGCCCCATGTTGCAAGCTGACCTGTCATATCCTGTAGGTCTTTACCTGCACCTATAGCGCCTTTCAGGGCTTTGAATGCCCCTGTAGCCATCATAACGCAACTTACTGGATCGATTACAACACCCTAACCGAATATCTCCCCTCTTCAGACCTTTTCTGCTAGTTTATCTATCTTTCCTTCTAATCTAACCAGATGATCTACCACCCTAGACATCTCTGATTGATGATCTTCTCGTTTAATATAGTTCTCACGAGTCATGTTTAGCAAGATGTTGAGTCGTTTTACCTCACTATTCATTTGATTAATCCACCATGCCATAGGAACAACTACTAAAGTTACAACAATATCCCATATCATTTGCATTGAAACTTCCATAGTGCCTCCTGTAATATATATAATATATATATATATATATATAATATTAATATATATACTTAAAATATATATATTAGTATATAATATATTTCGAGATAGAGATTCTCCCGTATCTATCTCTTGGTAGGTGGGCAACCCCACCCTTTTGTCTGCCTACCTCAAAAATGGAGAGAATATGCAGAAACTTGCTGCAATGAAAAATAAGATATCCCAGTTACCTGTGGAACAACAGGTGGAATTACTGGATCTTCTGGCAGAACTAGAGGAAGTAGAGAACAAATCTGCTTCCAAAGATGACTTCATTAGCTTTGTTAGATTGATGTGGCCTAGTTTTATATCGGGCACTCATCACAAAAAGATGGCTGATGCCTTTGAGAGAGTCGCTAGGGGTGAGCTAAAGCGTTTAATCATCAACATGCCACCTCGACATACCAAGTCAGAGTTTGCTTCTTTTCTTTTACCTGCATGGTTTCTTGGCAAATACCCCGAAAAGAAAGTTATTCAGACGGCACACACAGCAGAACTGGCTGTGGGATTTGGTCGTAAAGTTAGAAACCTGATACAATCAGATGACTTCCAGAAAGTTTTTAGTGGCATTACCCTGTCATCAGACTCAAAAGCTGCGGGTAGATGGAACACAAACAAGCGTGGTGATTACTTTGCGATTGGTGTTGGCGGTGCGGTTACTGGTAAAGGTGCGGATCTTTTGATCATAGATGACCCTCACAGCGAACAGGACGCCCAACAAGGGCAGTTTAACGCCGATGTCTACGACAGAGTCTACGAATGGTATACATCAGGCCCACGGCAGCGTCTGCAACCAGGAGGGGCTATCATTGTTGTGATGACCAGATGGTCTAAGCGTGATTTGACTGGTCAGATCCTACAATCAACATCAGATCGAAAGGGCATGGATGACTGGGAAGTCATAGAGTTTCCTGCAATCATGCCATCAGGTAAGCCGCTATGGCCTGAATTTTGGTCTCAGGAAGAGCTAGACGCTCTAAAAGCAGAACTCCCTGTATCGAAATGGTCAGCTCAGTACCAACAAGACCCTACTTCAGAAGAAGGTGCTTTGATCAAAAGAGAATGGTGGAAGGAATGGGAAAGGGATAGACCGCCTCAGTGTGAAGCTATTATACAATCTTGGGATACAGCGTTTCTCAAAACACAGAGATCAGACTACAGTGCCTGTACGACATGGGGGGTGTTCTACCATGAGGGGCAACCTAATATAATTTTACTTGATGCATTCAAAGAAAAGCTAGAGTTCCCTGAACTAAAACGTGCGGCATATGACAAATACATGGAATTTGAGCCTGATCAGATGATTGTGGAGAAGAAAGCCTCTGGTGCGCCTTTAATATTTGAGCTTAGATCTATGGGTATTCCAGTAACAGAGTTTACACCTTCTCGTGGACAAGATAAGATTGCTAGGGTAAATGCAATAACAGACCTGTTCGCAAGCGGCTCAATATGGTATCCTCCCACCAGATGGGCGGAAGAAGTGATTGAAGAGTGTGCATCATTCCCCTCTGGGGATCATGATGATTTAGTGGACTCAACCACACAAGCTCTGCTAAGGTTTAGGCAAGGCGGTTGGGTAAGAGCCGAAATGGATGACTGGGATGATGAGCCAAGATACCAAAGACCAGTCGAATATTACTAGGAGATAGTTATGGCTATTGAAAAGCAGATGGAACCTTCAGATCTAGAAATCGAAGAAACGGATGCTGAGAATATTGAAGTAGAAATTATAAACCCTGATGCGGTGTCGATAGATACTGGTGATGGTGGAGTGATCATAGACTTCGAGGGTGACATAGCCGAAAGCATTGTAGGGCCAGACCATGACGCAAACCTAGCTGAGTTTATCGATGAATCTGAATTACAATCGATGGCATCCGAACTTGTGGGTGAATTTAATTCTGATCGTGAGTCTAGAAAAGATTGGGCTAGAGCCTATGTCAAAGGGTTAGATCTTCTTGGAATGAAAATAGAAGAACGTAGCCAACCGTGGCAAGGGGCATCTGGCGTGTTTCACCCAGTTCTTACAGAAGCTGTTGTAAGGTTTCAGGCACAGGCAATGGGAGAGTTATTCCCTGCGTCTGGGCCAGTAAGAACCAAGATTATGGGCAAACTTACTCCTGAGAAGATGGATCAGGCAGACAGAATCCAGACAGAGATGAACTATCTCTTAACCGAAGAAATGACTGAGTATCGTGATGAAACAGAGCAAATGCTCTTCAAGTTGCCTCTTGCAGGATCTGCATTCAAGAAAGTTTATTATGATCCGCTAGAAGACAGGCCGTGCGCTATGTTTGTTCCCGCAGAAGACTTTGTGGCTTCCTATGGGGCTTCAGATCTGGCTACATGCCCAAGATACACCCATATTATGAAAAAAACATCTAATGAGATATTAGAGCTACAAGTTGCAGGGTTTTACAGACAGGTAGACTTACCTGACCCAGAGCCTGATTTTTCAGATATTCAAGAAAAATATGATGAGCTTGATGGTGAAAGTGCGGTAATTGAAGACGATGACCGCCATACAATTCTTGAGATGCATGTGACAATGAACATGCCAGACGAGTTTGATGACCCTGACGGCATAGCAAGACCATACGTTGTAACCATAGATAAATCATCTCGTGAAGTTTTAGCAATTAGACGTAATTGGTATGAGGACGATGCAAAGAAAAAGAAACGATTACATTTCGTACATTACAAATATCTACCTGGCTTGGGCTTCTACGGCACAGGTCTTATACACCTTATCGGTGGCTTGGCTAAATCAGCAACGTCAATCCTTCGCCAACTTATTGATGCGGGTACACTATCTAATTTGCCTGCGGGTCTTAAAGCTCGCGGTCTCCGCATTAAAGGTGATGACACCCCTCTTATGCCAGGTGAGTTCAGGGACGTTGATGTTCCAGGTGGTGCGATACGGGATTCAATTACGTTCATCCCTTACAAAGAGCCATCAGGAGTTCTCTACTCGTTACTTGGCAACATTGTCGAAGAGGGACGCAGGATAGGCTCTGTAGCCGATATACAGGTTGGAGACATGAACTCTCAAGCACCTGTAGGGACAACGCTTGCTCTTATGGAGCGCAGCATGAAAGTGATGAGTGGTGTGCAAGCTCGTATGCATGCCGCTATGAAAAATGAATTGAGATTGTTAGCAAAGATTATTCGTGACTATATGCCGTCAGAATATGCTTACGAAATGGATGGAGACTTTAACAGGCAACAAGACTTTGATGCGCGAGTCGATGTTATACCTGTCTCCGATCCTAATGCTGCAACTATGTCCCAACGTATTATGCAGTATCAGGCGGCTTTGCAGCTTTCTCAGCAGGCTCCCCAACTGTATGACATGGGGAAGCTGCATCGCCAAATGCTAGAGGTTCTTGGTATTCAGGATGCTGACGATATAGTTAAGCTTCCTGACGATATTAAACCTGCCGATCCTGTGACTGAAAATATGATGATGCTCAAGCAAGAACCAACTAAAGCATTTAAGTATCAAGATCACGAAGCGCATATCGCTGTGCATATGGCGGCGATTCAAGATCCTAAAATGCGTGAAATGGTAGGTCAGTCTCCATTTGCACAAGCCATTGGTCAAGCTATGTCTGCCCATGTGACTGAGCACGTTGCGTTCCAATATAGACGTGAGATTGAAAAGATGCTTGGTGTTGAGATGCCAAATGAAGACCAACCATTACCAGAAGATGTAGAGGTCGAGATCTCAAGACTGGCGAAAGATGCAGCAGAAAAACTATTGCAGAAAGATCAAGCAGAAGCTCAACAAGAGCAGATTCAGCAACAACAGCAAGATCCTGTTGTACAAATGCAACAGCAAGAAATGCAGCTAAAGCAAAGAGAGCTAGAGCACAAGATTCAAATGGATACGCAAAAGTTGCAGCTTGATGCGATGACAAAAAGTTCAAATGCACAAATTCAGCAAGAACGTATTGCCGCTGAGAACCAACGTGAGGGTGCACGTCTTGGCGTCAAACTAGCCACTGATTTAGATAAATCACAACGTGAAGATCAGAAAGAAGGCGCAAAACTAGGTATAGAAATAGCAAAGGAGCTAACAAAGGGAGATGAGTGATACAGTGTTTTCGCTGTTAGGGCGGAAGCTTGACGAGTATGAGGAAGATATTAAAATATATCTTGCGTCTGGTCAGGCAGAAGATCTCAGTTCTTATAATCGTTTGGTGGGACGATGTGATCTTATAAAAATTGTACGACAGGATTTGGAAGATTTAGAAAAAAGATATATTGAAAGTTAAAATTTTTTTTACTATTGTTCAAATCAGGGAGACTCGTGGATGTCCACGCAAGGTGACTGTGAACCTTTAAATCACTGCAAGGTATTGAAATGTATACAGGAAATAAAACAACAGAAGAGAAGGTAGCCTCTAAATTACCAAAACCACAAGGATATAAAATCCTTATCGGTGTACCTGAAGTCAGCGACAAAACAGAGGGTGGGGTGTTCATGCCTGACGGATTAAAGTCCGCAGAAGAGACAGCATCTATTATAGGTTTTGTCATGAAGCTAGGCCCAGATGCCTATGCAGACAAAAACAAATTCCCAAATGGAGCGTATTGCCAAGAAGGAGACTTTGTAGTTTTCCGATCTTATTCAGGCACTAGATTCAAGATTCATGGGAAAGAGTTTAGGCTTATTAACGATGACACTGTGGAAGCAGTTGTCGATGATCCAAGGGGGTACACAAGAGCATGAATAACGCAGCAGAACAAGAAATGGAATTTGAAGAAGAAACAGTTGCAGAAGCAATTGAGTCTGCAAAAGTTGAATTAAACGAGGATGATGGCGATGATGGCTTTGAAATAGAGGTTGTTGACGATACTCCAGAAGCAGATAAAGGTAAACCTCGAAGGGCTGAAGGGGCTGAACCTAAAATTCCAAACGATGAAGAAATAGAAAATTATAATGAAAATGTTCAAAAGCGGATTAAGCAATTAAAATATGAGTTTCATGAAGAGCGCAGGGCAAAAGAAGAAGCTGCCCGACTTCAGGACGAGGCTTTACGATATGCAGAGCAAATCAAACAAGAAAACGACAGGCTTAAAAAATCTCTTACTGATGGTGAAGCAGTTCTTGTTAATCAGGCTAAGGGCAGAGTTGACGCGCAACTTGAAAAAGCTGAAGCTGCATATAAATCAGCTTATGAAACAGGAGACGCTGACGCTCTAATTGAGGCTCAAAAAACTATTGCAAAGCTTAGTGTTGAAAAAGATAAATACGAATCATATAAACCTAAGCCTGTTCCACAGGCACAGCCGCAACCGCAATACCAACAGCAAAATGCACAACCTCCAAGGCCCGACCAACGAGCTTTAGAATGGGCGGCAGAAAATGAATGGTTTGAAACAGATCCTGAAATGACAGGGTATGCTTTTGGTCTTCATGAAAAACTTGTAAAAAGTGGTATTGATCCAAAAAGCGAAGAGTATTATAATCAGATAGATGACGCGGTTCGCCGTGTCTTTCCAGATAGGTTTGAGGATGGGTCTCTCGAAGAGTCAGCTCCCCAACGTCAAACTGGCAACGTGGTTGCCCCTGCCGTTAGAAGTGGCAAAAAACCACGCAAAGTAAAGCTGACCTCAACACAAGCTTCTCTCGCCAAGAGGCTTGGTCTGACAAATGAGCAATATGCGGCGCAAGTAATGAAGGAACAAAACCGATGACTGACAGAACCCCACGCACAAAAGAATCTCGTGAAGAGAATCAACGTAAAGTGTCATGGCAGAGACCTTCGATGTTACCTGTCCCCGAAGCCAGAAACGGTATTGAATATCGTTGGATTCGCACATCAACTCTTGGACAAAGTGACAATACGAATGTTTCTTCTAAATTTCGTGAGGGATGGACACCTGTTCGGAAAGAGGATCATCCAAACCTTCAAGTTGTGTCTGATATCGATTCACGATTTACAGACAATATTGAGGTCGGTGGGTTATTGCTATGTCAAAACTCAACCGAAAACGTAGAAGCTAGAAGACGTGCACAGCTAGAACAGGCAGATAGCCAGATGCAAGCTGTGGATAATAGCTATTTGCGTAACTCAGACCCTCGTATGCCTGTTTTGAACCCAGAACGGTCTACGCGAACTTCGTTTGGCAAGTAACCTTTACAGGGAGCTTGTTTGGTTGAAACTTTGATAATGAGGAAATAGAGCTATGGCTACTACAGCAGCTCCTTATGGCCTAAAACCCGTCAAAAGAGCAGACGGAATGCCATATGCTGGGGCAACATCCCAGTATCTCATCGATCCCGCAGGTGAAGCAACAAACCTATTTTATGGGCAAGTAGTTCACATTGGGGCCGATGGTTATATTGCCTTGTCAACAGCGACAGGTGCAGACGCAACTACAAATGCGTTGCCAACAGGAACAACCTTAACAGGTTCTCTTGGTGTCTTCGTAGGTTGCGAATACGTCAACTCATCTGGACAAACAGTTCAGGCTCAGTACTACCCATCTGGCACAGCCAATGGTGGTGCTATTAAAGCTTATGTTGTTGATGATCCAAATGTACTATTCCAAGTACAAGCAGATGGTGCAATGGATCAATCAGACATTGGTGCGAATACATTCTTTGCAGCAGCACAGTCTACCTCAACGGGTTCCACCGTTACAGGTAACTCTACTTCTGCTGTAGACGCGACAACCGTCACAACAACCGCTGCCTTTAGAATTGTGGAAGCTGTGTCTCCAATTTCAGACGCATATCCAGATCTATTGGTCAAATTTAACCCTGGTTACAGCAGCATGACTAATGCTGTAGGCTTATAAGGAGTTTAGACGATGGCTATATCACGCGCACAGCTCCTTAAAGAGCTATTACCAGGTCTCAATGCATTGTTTGGACTTGAGTACGAAAAGTACGAAAATGAACATGCAGAGGTCTATGAAACCGAAAACTCAGAGCGTAGCTTTGAGGAAGAAGTTAAATTGTCAGGATTTGGCGCAGCCCCAGTGAAAGCTGAAGGTTCTGCTATTTCGTATGACAATGCACAAGAATCATTTACAGCTCGTTACAACCACGAAACGGTTGCAATGGGATTTTCTATCACTGAAGAAGCGATGGAAGATAATCTGTATGATTCTCTATCTGCTCGCTATACTAAGGCTCTTGCCAGAGGTATGGCATATACGAAGCAGGTTAAGGCGGCTTCTTTGCTAAACACAGGATTTACCACATTCCAATCAGGAGATGGGGTAACTTTGTTTGCGACTAACCACCCAACTGTTGAGGGCGGCACAAACTCAAACAAACCTGCTGTTAATGCAGACTTGAACGAAACTTCACTAGAGCAAGCAGTTATCGATATTGCAGCGTTCACTGATGAGCGTGGCCTATTGATTGCAGCTCGCCCTCGTAAGCTAATCGTTCCGCCTGCTCTTATGTTCGTAGCGACTCGTTTGCTACAAACAGAGCTTCGTGTAGGCACAGCGGATAACGACATTAACGCACTGCGTTCTAATGGTTCGATCCCAGAAGGCTATCGTGTCAATCACTATCTAACAGACACAGATGCTTTCTTTATCACTACAGATGTTCCAAATGGCATGAAGCACTTTGTGCGTACTGCTATGCAGACATCTATGGACGGTGATTTTGATACAGGTAATGTTCGATACAAAGCGAGAGAGCGTTACTCATTTGGTGTATCTGATCCATTAGGCATGTATGGTTCGCCAGGTGCTTAATTAGTTCAATTGAACTTTTAATTAAGGGGGAATTTTATTCCCCCTTTCTTTTTTTATAGAGTATGTTATTCTGTTATTGGGGTAACATTAGCCTTGCAGACAGGATTCCGCCCCACCTGACGTTGCACAGACTGCTAGGCGAAACCTTGTGCAAGGGGTATTATTATGGCTTCAACTACATTTTCAGGCCCAGTGACATCTACTGATGGATTCATTGGCGATATTAAAGTTCCTTCATACACAATCGCAACTTTACCATCTGCAACCGATGAAGCAGGTACAATCCTATACGCTTCGGATGCTTTGAAAGCTTCAGAGACAGCAGGAAATGGTACAGGTAACTTAGTATTTTCAGATGGTACAAACTGGATTCGCGTAGATACTGGCGCAACAGCATCAGCATAAGGAGTTAAACGATGAATAGTCGATTTAAACCTGCTAGTGAAGAAGAACTTGCTAGACGTGGAATTGGTGTAAAAACAACCAAAGTTCGCGCTAGAAACTCAGACGGTACGCTGAAAGCAGACGATCCTTCCACACCTGATGTTAATGAGGCTTGGGAAGATAAACCTTCTACGAAACGTGGTCGTCCTAAGAAAAAGAAGGGATAGAACATGCGATCAGACGTACAATCTAAACGTCTTACTGGGATAGGGTCAGCAGCAGTTGGCCCTGCTAGGATACGTCAGATTCAAGTTTTAACGGGCGCAGGTGCAGGTCGTTTAACATTTACTGATGGTAACGGCGGCGCTACAGTTCTTGACTTAGATTTTTTGCAATCCGACTCTCATTCTGTAAACATTCCATCTGACGGTATACGTGTTAGCGACATTTATGTTTCTGTGGCTACAAATATCACTGCTATGACGGTTTTTTATAACTGAGGTAAGATATGGCGGGAAATGATGTATTATCTGCTGCTTCAGAAACGTCTGCTGCTTTAGTTACTCGTAGATGCAGGCTTAAAGGAGTAGTTGTGGCAACCGATTCTGGCGCTACAGGTAATGTCATATTTTATGATAATTCTTCTGCTGCATCTGGAACAGTGCTTTTAACGGTACATGAAAAAACTCAAGGAATGACAGACATTATTATTCCAGGAGACGGGATTCTTGCGAAAAACGGAGTATATGTTGATCTTCCTGCAAATGTAGCAACTACAATATTTTATGAGTAAAATATGGCAGAGAAAAAGAAAAAGGGAACTATGAAAGGCCACACCATTAAAGGTGGTCACAAGCGTCCGACTAAGTCTGGTGCAGGTATGACTGCTAAAGGTGTGGCTAAGTATCGTAGAGATAACCCTGGGTCTAAACTTAAAACAGCCGTTACAGGTAAAGTAAAAAAGGGCAGCAAGGATGCGAAAAGACGCAAGTCGTTCTGCGCTAGATCAGCAGGACAGATGAAAAAGTTTCCTAAAGCTGCAAAAGATCCTAACAGCAGATTAAGACAAGCTAGAAAAAGATGGAAGTGTTAGATGCCTATATCTCGTTCTCAAATGAGTAGTCAGTTAGTTGGTAATCGTGTCTCTACAGGTGACGATGCAAAAGATCTTGAGATCATCCGCATGGGTAAAGGCGGCAAAACCAAGAGTCGTGTAAATGAGGCAGGTAACTATACCAAGCCAGGGATGCGTAAGCGTTTATTTAATCGTATAAAAGCAGGGAGCAAAGGTGGTAATCCTGGGCAATGGTCAGCAAGAAAAGCTCAAATGTTAGCACAACAATATAAGAAGGCAGGCGGTGGATACAGGGATTGAGAATGATTTACGCAGTTGGTCGCGTGAAGTATTAGAGGTTCCAAACGAGCACCTCAAAGGGATGCCGCCGTG